TAGCCATGTTAAGTTTCAACAACTTATCTTCGCTAGTATCAACACCTAGTGCATGTAACCATGCTTCGTCAAGTGCGTTTTCGCTGTCAACTAAGACAACATAGATACCTTGTTCTTGTGCAGCCTTAATAAGGTTACCGGAACAGATATAACTCTTGCCTGCGCCTGACTCGCCTGCAAGTACAGTAACTTTACCCAAAGGAACACCTTTGTTAAAGTCGCTGCTGATTAGATAGTTTAAGGCATAATTGCCTGTGCTGATCCAGTCTGTTGGATCATTAAAACCGACACCAAGTCCATCAATACTTTTTGTCAGAGTCTTTCTGAATTTTGAAAGGTCAAATGCTTTCGTAGCCATGCGTTCTCCTTGTGCTTATAGTTAGTGAAGGGGACCGAAGTCCCCTTGAGTCTTGATTAAGACTTTTGACGGTTACGGATCATCGCAAGGATGTCTTCCGCACGTCCACTACCACCTGCTGCTGGAGCAGATGCTGTTGCCGCTGGGCGGCTTACTGGAGCACTTTGAACAGGCACTTCATCTGGATCCACGTTGTCGTCTGCTGGTGCAGCCGCTGGACGAGATGTTGCCTTGTTTGGATCACCAGTTACTTGGCCCATACCTGCTGGACGGAAGTACTGACCCCATGCTTCTTTGTCAAACGGCTCACCGTTGACACTTGCTTCAAACATCTCTTTGATAACGCGAAGTTCAACGTCACCTGGCTTCTTAGGCAAGAAGTCTTGCAAGTTAAACAAACCGTGTTGCTTGACAGCATCAAGTTCTGCATCAGTCAATGGACGCTCACGACGGCTCCACTTTGAAGTAGAATAGTCTGCGTAACCACCTTTGCTGGTTTTAACCAACTTAAAGTCAACGCCACGGGCGAAGTCAGTTGGCAGTTCTTCCAACTCAGGGTCAACAAGTGCTGACTTGATCAGTTGGAAAATTTGTGGGCCGATAATGAATCGACGGATTGGATTTTCTGGATGTCCATCTTCCTTGAGGCCGTCTTCTACAACGAAACCTTGGAAAATGTAACTACGCTTCTTCCAGTATTTGCGACCTTGTTCTTCCAGGCTCTTGTCCTTGAACCAACCGCGAACTTCGGAAAGGATTGGGCAAGTTTCACCATACATTTCCATACATGGGACTTGTACTTGAACTTGTTTGTTGTCAGTTTCGCCTTTGACACCTGCGAATGGCAGTTTGATCATAAGACGCTCTGCCCAGAAGAAAGTGTTGTTTGAGTCACCATCTGGGAGGAAACGGACTGTAGATTCTTTACCTTGCTCTAGGTTCCAGAACGGATAGATTGCGTTGTCACCAACGGGGCGATTCTCGCCGCTTGAACGTGTTTCTTGTGCCTGAAGTTTTGCACGGATTTCTGCTAATGTGGCCATAATTTTTCTCCTATTGTAAGCCTATAATGTTTTGCCTTAGTTGCTGAAGACCTTCTTCAACAAAAAACGCATACATGTTATTGTATGCGTTTTTATTTATACAAGCAAGAAAATATCTTGCCTAAATGTGGTCAGTTTTACCGTTTACATTCCTGCCAATGCACGAATACGAACTAGTTCATTCATTCCTTCGTCTTCGTCCTTTTCAGCAGTCTTATCTAGTTGATCTGCATAATGAGCAATGGCTGGGCTCTTACCGGCCATGTAAGCATCTACTGCTGGACCTTCTTTCATTTCGTCATCATCTTTAGAAATGTCTCCAGCACCAGCGCCTGCGCCGTCGCTGCCGAACTGTTCTGGATCAAATGGTTTCGAAGATAATTTTTCAACTACATAGTTAGCAAAATGACCTGCTTGTTCGCCAAACTTCTTCTCTACAGCAATCTTAACACCTTCCTCGCCACGTGGGAAAGTTCCAGATTCTCTGTCGTACATACTAGCAATAAACTCAACTACTTCCCTGCTTATAGCCTCTTTCTTTGGCTCGTCTTTGCCCATTGCTTGCTTGATTGCGGCGTCTTTATTTTGCATGTATTCTTGATCATCTGGCTCATCTTTGCCGTCATGATCCATATCGCCTTTGTCGCTTTCGAACTCTAAAGTGGCCAATTCGTCTACTTGTTGTTCAAACTCGCTGAACATATCTGTAGTTTCTTCAACATCCTCGTCGCATTCACAAGGGTCCTTGTGGCAACTTGTGCATGTTGCTTCTGCTACTAGATCATCATAGGTTAGACCTTGATCTTGTTTTTCTTTTACTAAACGATACAAGTATGGGAATACACTTGTTAGTTCTTCATTGAAAGTTTTGATAGTTAGTGCATCTACCCAATTAGACATTACATCTTCTGGTACTTCTACAGTTTCGCTTGGCTGGAAACTTTCTACAAAAGATTCATAATATTGTTGACGTTGTAAGGCAGCAATCTCTACTTTAATTTGATCAATGCGTTCCATTACTTGGCTAGTAACATCACCTAATGCTTCAGCCATTACGCCACTACGTTGTGTATAATTTTTAAATTGGCGTAATTTTCCAATCTCTTCGCTTAGACCACTAATGTATTGCCCAACGGTATCGTAAGCAGTGCCGCCATTAGCAACGTGACGTGCCATTGCTCTAGCACCGTTCAAATGACGATGTGGATAGCGGAAACGTTCACCATTAGCACTTTCAATATAGATGCTTTCGATGCGCTGTGTTCTTCCCGCAGGGTTTTCCATATTTACAGGTGCGCTGTGCTTGACAATAATCTTTGCCTCGCCCATGTCTTGGAAACTAGTTTTGCTAGTACCAAATAGTTTTGATTCACTCATTTTTTGTTCTCCGCTTTCTTTGCTTAGATATTGGTAGTCTCGTTTATCTAGGTTTGATTTTGTAATGTCTCTTGTGTCAAATGTTAGCAAGTTCGATCTTGCAAAACGACGTAGATCTTTTAGAAAATCAAACCAGTCACTTTTAGCATCGCCTGCACCGTCTAACATATCTGTGTTATAGATAACTGTTAAGGACTTATCGTCAATTTTGATGTTAATTCTGCCCAGGTCGCGTCCGCCTGCTTTATAGTTAACATCAAAAAATCTAGCCTGACTTTCGTCATTGGTTAGGGCACCGCTTTCGTCGCCGATTTTAATGTCGGTAAAACGACTGCGGATTTTGTTGAATAAATCACTGCTAATTGTGCTCAAGTCTTTCATGTTTATATTTAGTTAAAAACTGCTGGAAATAAAGATCGGCATGGGCGGTTCAAAATCTTCTTCCTCTTCGTTACCACGTCCTGTCATTAGATCAAATACACGCTGATCCCAATCTGCAAGTACCGCGCTCATACGTACAGCCAGCAATAATGCTGATACTAAGTCGTCTGTTTCACCGGTTTTTGCTTTAAATGTAATGCCCTGTGCAATAAAGGCTTTTAGTTCCGAAATAACTGCTTTAGACTTAATTTTCATTTTACCACTTTCAATCAAGTGTTTAAGTCTACTACAAGCAGAAATCTTAGTTCTATGTGTAGTGTTAAATCCTTTGCGGAATTTACGAACATGCCCTTTACGGATAGGTTCGGCAACGAACATTCCGGGTATGTTTTCTTCGCCCATGTTTTTAATAACAATTAGAGCACTTTCTCCGAGCGTGTTGTTTTCTACGCTCCAATAAATGTTACTACCGTTCATTGCAGGGCAACAATCAGCAATGTACTTACAAATGTCTTTAAGTATCTTAAATTGCCCTTCTACAGCAGTTTTATTGTGCTGCCATTCTGCAACTTGCTCTAAAGTAGGCAATTCGAAAACTTGAATAGCCGCATTATTGCCGCCTGTTCCTAGTGCAGGGTCTAGAGCAACAACATATATCATGTCATCCTTGGGCTTCTTATACCAACGGCATTGCCCCATTTTCATTATTGGGTCAACGCCTTCCATGCCTGCTAGTGTAATACTGTTAATTAATGTTTCATCAAAAATCAAGAATTCGCAGCCGTACTCACGTCTAAAACGTTCTTCACCGATACGGCCAATTTCTTGCACTTTCCAGTTATCATCCCTATCTGGATGTTCCCACCATTCTGCTTTGTATGAGTGGAATCCGTTTTGACCTGTGCCGTCGGTTTTTTCATTACCGAACTCATCAAACTTTCTGCAAGCATCTTTCCAAATAATAGCAAACGTATCTTCGTCACTGTTTGGTGTTGATGTAATAATTGCACGACCACCAGTTGCTAGAGTAGGGGATATAGAAGTCCAAAACTCATCAGCGATATTTGGTTGCACGAAGGCGAACTCGTCACAGTATAGTAATGATATAGACATACCACGACCAGTGTTACCAGTAGTAGTAGCAGATACAATTCTTGAACCATTATCAAACTCAATACTTCCCTTGTTATAGTTTGTTACACCGCAACGAATATAATCAGGACACAGTTCATATGCGTAACGAATACGTTGCATAATTTCTTGTGCGCCTGTGTACTTGTGTGCGGCAACTAGAATTGTTTGATCTGGGTTAAACATAGCATACCACAGCAAGTAACCTGCGGCACAAGTAGTCTTACCACTTTGACGTGGCATCATGTTAATGTTAAAGCGATAGTTATGGTAACTATCCATTAGCCTTAACTGATATTCAAAAGGCTCAAACTTAACCTTACCCTTTACTGGGTGTTGGATATAGAAAAAGTTCTTTGCAAAGTACAAGTATCCTAGTTCTGGATCTGCACAGGTAGCAAGGTCCTGAATCTGTTGTTCAGTAAACTTTTCTTGTTTATGGGCTTTCTTAATGAGAACGCCGTCTAATGTTTTTCCTGCCATAAAATTATTTACCGAAAAAAATAGGCTCCGAAGAGCCTATTTGGCACAATTTAAACAGTGTGCTAACTGCCGACGAATTAACGTGTTTCTTTAATCTCTTTATACAATGAAGATAAACTAGACTTAATACTTTCCATACGTTGCATTGGATTGTCTCCGCCGGCAACTTTTGGATATGTACCTTTTTGCTTGTGTAGGTCGTCGCCGCTAGGAACAGCATCGCCCACATCACCGTATTGTTCATCTGGTGCATTTGCTAATTCGTCTGTTAGTCCGCGAACTTCATCGGCAACGTCTTGCATTTCTTTCTTGCCTGCTGGCTTTTCGTCACCTGCTTCTGGCTCGGATGCGATCTTAATTAGATCTTTCATGTCCGGCTCTTTAGGACCTTCTTCTGGCTTGTTCATACCGATTGGCATAGACATTGGCATTGGAGTTGGTTCAGGCATTGGCATTGGTGCAGGACCTTGTCCTACAAGTCCCGGAGCAAGTGCGCCTTCTGCTTTATTCATTAAGTTCAACAAATCTTTAATTTGATCAATACCTTGAGCATTAAGATTTACTGACATAGAAACTGGTGGTGTGCTAGGAATATTTTGATCTGGCATCATTCCACCGCATTCATTAATTTGTTTGCTTTCTGACAAAATTGTCAGCATCTTTTTCATATCCATATTTTTATCCTTTACGGGCTTTAGAGCCTATTGGACTAATGCTAGTCCCTTCTGGCATTTCAGTTGGCTTATCGGCAGGCACATCCTTTGCCAGGATAGCGTCATTGACGCCTTTGTATTGCTCGCCCATGTGCTTGTCTTTGATAAGATCCTTTAGCATAGACATTTTGTGCTTCTCGCCAACGATATCTTGATGATCTGCTGGTGCTGGATCACATTGTCCAATTAACGGTTTCTTATCTGCTTCTTTAAAGTTTTCTGCTTCTTGATGATTAATAGCGGCTTCGTTAACGCCTCTAACAATAATGTGTGTCTTTGCGCAACCACACATATCGCTGATATATTGCTCAAGTACAGGTGGAATTGTTGGGTAATGAACTTCTAGATCAAAGACTGTAACAGATTCGTTTTTTAATTGTGGAAAATCTGCTTGACTTTCTTGTACAGGACTAGACTTGCCTTTACTTAGATTAGCAATAGAAAATTTACCAACTGCCGCACGTAGATCGTCAGCAAAGCCTTCTGGCAGTTTGCCTGCTACTTTAATTTTAAAAGCATAGACTTTTTTGCTTTCTGTTAGATAGTCTTTAAATGATTTCATAGTTTAATTCCGATAATGTATTTATTTCATATTGCGCAGTTTTTCCAAGAGGCTGTTGCGGTCAGTAATTAGTACACCTTCGCCTGCAATAGTGCCTGCACCATCTGGGTCTTTTACTTGCGCATCTTGGTCTAATTTCGCCTTTTTTAACTGCAATTCGATCATTTTTAACTTTTTATCAATCTTTGCAGATTTAGCATCTATGGCATTTTTTAGCATAGTACTTGCTACTTCAAATACTCTGCTAGAATATCTAGGCTCTACATTCATGCCCAAGTCCATTAAATCGTCATAGGCATCTGTAGCACGTTGGGCTAGTGCATCTAATTCTGTGTCAGATACATCTCCTAGTCCTTTTACTTGAGGAAGCGCGGCAGCAATTTTATCAATGTCGCCTAAATCTCTAAACAAGTTATCTGCTGGAGCAGTGGCCTTGGGATCTTACTGTTTCTTTTTAGTTTCTGATTTTACTATTGCTTGCGTTTCAGGCAAGTTTAGTAATTCTTCAAGTTTCTTAGTCATAACTTTACTTATCGCTTTCCGTTATGGAAAATGTCATTTTCAGAAATGACTCTGAATGTTATTCCGTTCTGTTTGCACCATGCTCTTGCGGCTTCCCACTTTGCCATGTTTTTAACATACGCGGCTTGGTTCATAGCATTGCGGCCTACTTTTTCTCTAATTGCTTGGCTTGCAGGTTTTACTTCCCAAACTTCTGCGTGTTGCTTGCCATTTTTATCTACATAATTTACAAAGAAATCCGGAACATAGATTGTTTGTTTACCAGTCAGTGGACAGCGATAAGGTATTTTTACTGCTTCGCTGGCCCATTTAGCAATAGCCGGATTGTTATCGCACATATTCATAACAGCCCATTCCCAACTGCTACGATATGTAGGCGTGCGTTTGCCTATATATTTGTCAGGATTTTTTAAATTAAATTTACCCTGTGCAAACTTTGTCATATTAATACGTTGCGTTTTTCTAGCAATTCGCTAGTATCAGTTTGACGATAGCCCAGTGTTGAATTCTTTTGTCTGTTGTAGTTTAAAACTTCTGCTACAACACTACTAAGTTGAATTTCAGTCAGACCTTTAAGTGTATCGATTAATTTAAAAACATCAACGTTATCAATTTTTGCTTGTTGTAATAGAACAATGGCTGTTGAATTACTTGCAACATCGTCAAAGCCTCTCTTTTTAAAGAAGCCTACAACTGCATCAATTTCGCCTGCTGGGAAAGTGATAGGTGCATTAAAGTAGTTATTAAAGAATAATCTAACACCTTGACTGCTGTCAACATTTTGATCTACTGGTAGGTTACTGTTTGCCATATTAACTCTTTATCTCTGAAACGACTTTTTGTGCTAGTGCGTTTAATTTAGGATTTCTACCGCTGGCTATTAAACTCTGAACTTGACTTTGCGCATTAGTTCCAGCGGCAACAACACCGGCAGTAGTAGCCAATGTTACTAGACTATTTAAAGCACCTGGGGTATTGTTTACAAGATTTTGCTGACTTGCTGTTAATGATTGTGGACCAACAGTTTCTCTTGGTGCAAGAGCATTAGTTGTTTGTGTTTGTCCGCGGCCGCCGCTCTTAGGAAATGCTGTGTTAGCAACACCACTTAAATTAAGTCCTGTTGCGGCACCTAGGGCACCGGTTAAAATACCAAACCCTTCTTGTCTAACACCTTCTTTAGTTAATTTCTTAGAGTTATTAACAACGTTTGCACCTTTAACTAATGTTCCAAACAATGCAAATGGGTTTTTATAAGTTTCTGGATTACTTAGATCACCTAATATGTCTGATATACCGCCAATTACACCACCTTGGCCAAACAGACTTGCTGTACCACCACCTAATATACTCAATGGACTAGGTTGTTGATCGTAATATTCTGTACCAAAGCCTGTTGGAATACCTTGCTTAACTGCACCTACGCCATAGATAACTGCTTCGTAGGTTAATGTCATTTGGTTTTGTGTCGTTGCGGCGCCTTCAGCATATTGTAAGTTATCGTGCTGAAAACTTGTTATCTTAGGATTAATTAGAGTAAAACATTGATATGTTCTACGACTTAATTGAAAAATTTGTATGCTAGTAAAGAAAGGGACACTGCTTCCGTTGTCTAAACCATAGCGAAATTTATTTTCTCTAATAAATGCATTGCTTTGATAGGCTGCTGGCGCACCAGGATCACTAGACCCTGTTCTGTTTGCAGGTTTACCTAAAAAGTTTTTAAGTAAATTAAGTCCAGTACCTAAAACACCGCCTAGAGCAAGACCACCTATGTTACTGCTGCCAACGTTTGGAATAGATCCAGCACTAGGACCATGACTAGAATCTGCAAAATAGTATCCATAATAACTAGACCATAAGTTAGTTGTAACACCTAGATTGTCGTCATAGAATGTGAGATTTACTGGCTCATATTCAATCTTTGTGTGTACTTGTTTCTTACGATTATATTGGTGTACTAAATCTGTTTCAACTTTAAATTTAGGTAAATCGACACTCTTAACTAACATGTTCAATGCTGTGCTGTTATTAGCAATAAACGGTGCTTTACCCTTAACTGCTGGGTTGATATTGAAAACTACATGATAAAGGAACTTTTGTTTAGGAGCAAGACGATAGTTGCTCTGTACAAAAAGTTTGTTAGCATGTTGAAAATCGCCAAGGTTACCCTTGGGTCTTGTTACACCCTGCCCAACGTTGCTAAGAAAGTTTTTAAAGAATTTGGCCATACTAATATTTATCTAACCATTTTTAGTGTGTAGATAATAAAAAAGGACGCCGAAGCGTCCCTTTTTGCCCCCGGGTTGTTTTAAGCACCGCCACCGGTAGCAAGAGTTCCAAGTGCTCGTCCAACTGCTGTTCCAACACCAGTGCCTGTTGGGCTCTGGATTGCGTTGTCATAGCGGATTGTTAGAGAAACTGTTACTGGCTCGCTTGTAGCGTAGTTTAGTGTGTTATAGTTTGCGCCTTGTAGGTAGCAACCATAAACTTCCCATGTTTCTAGTACGTTTGGTGTGTTTGCACCATTACCACCATCAAGGATTTCGATACGTGTTGTAAACTTGTAATCGATACCGCTTGCGGCACTTGCTTGTTCAAAGAAGTCAAATTGTTTCTGTAGTTGTTCGCCAACTAGTTTCTGTACTTGACCACTAGCATCGTCACGTAGGTTAACAGTAATGTTTTCCCATGTGTGACGTCCTGCTAGTCTAACCTTTGAGTTATAAACTGAAAGTTCAATATCTTCAAAAGTTAGGTTTGGTCTTGTGCAGTCAACGACTTGTTTTGTTAGTTCAGTAGTTGGAGTTGACACGCCAAAGTTTTCAAAAGAAACTCTGAATCTGTACTGCAACTTGGGCATTAACATGCCCTGTGCGCTTGCAGATTGGTCACTGGCCAACGGTACTGATAGTTTGCTTAATGTTGAAATAGCCATTGTATGCTCTCCGTTATTTTTATTTATTCACTTATAGTCCAGCGATTTCGCCAGTGTTCTTCAAGCGTACTGGAATGTAAATGAACTCAACGGCCTTAACAGGTTCGATAGCAATATCAACATATAGTTCGTTGCGATCAATTCTGTTAGGTGTGTTGTTGCTTTCATCACAGACTACCAAGAAGTCATACAGTGCTCTTTGACCAACTAGTTCTAGCAATAGACTTTCAACTTGTTGCTTGATCTCGTCACGAGTGATCTTATCGTTAGGTTCAAAGATGTATGGTTTTGCTAGTTTGTTCAACTGACTACGTAGGTAAATTACCAAACGTGCAACGTTAATTCTGTCTAGAGCACTTGCGTTACGTGCGCGAGTCTTCTGACCGAAGTTAACTAAACCACTTCCTACAAAGAATGTAATTGGGTTAACTTTAACGTTGTATAGTGTATCGCGTTGACCTTCATTTAGAGCAACTGATACAAATTCGCCTTCGCTGTTTAGGTAACCAACTGCTGTAGCGTTAGTAATACCACCACGACGTGTGCCTGCTGGTGCAAACCATGGGAAACTTACTTGGTCGCTTAGTGCAATCATACGTAAGATCATGTGGCTTGGAGGAACAATAACATCGCGTCCTGCGTTGTCGCTTGTAAAGCCCCATGGATAGAATACGCCTAGATATTCGTCACTGCTTACAAGACCTTTTTCGTTGTCTTCTAGTGCTAGTGCGGCGTTAGTACCCCAGTTGTTAATTGTTGTAGCATCTGGTGTTAGACGTGCTGGTGTGTCACCTACTACAAATGCAGTTAATCCGCGATCGTAGTTTAGACTAATTAGTTCGCCAATTAGTTCTGGGTAACCTGGGCAAGCCAACAAGTTAAATCCGTTACGTTCTGTGTCGCGAATTTCTTGATTGCTGTTTACCAATGCTTGTAGACTTTGTAGAACAACTTTACGCTGTGCAAAACGTCCAAATGAACCACTACCGTCTGCTTGGTTAGCACTTTCTGTAACCCAACGATGTGGATAGTATAGTTCCATGCTGTCGCCACTTGTAGGTGTTTGACCTAGGTCGCTTTGACTTGCTTTGTAGCGTAGGTTATCGTCTAGTGTGTTAATGTAATTCTTCTTAAACTTCTTAACGTTAAAGCCACTGCGACGTAGATTCCATAACAACATACCACGTGGATATAGTGCTGGATCTGGTGCGTCAAAATCTAAGAAGTTGCTTGTTAGAAGTTGTTCGATAGTTGCTGGATCTGCTGTTAGACCGTCTTCGTTCCAACGTGCATCTGCAAATAGAACACCATTTTCTGTTGTTTGATCTGTCTTATCTAACAATACCCAACGCTTGTTAGCACCATCATAACGTTTGATTTGTGGATAGTTATCAATATCGCTTGTATCAATCCATAAGTCGCCTTCTACTAAAATAGACCCATCGCTTTGTTCTGTTGGCTCGCTTGCGGCAACAATTGGACCAGTTGGGTTCGGTACCACTGGAACACCCTGTTCATTAACGTGTTCGTAATTATGATAGCCCACCCAAGTGTTACCGTTATGAATCATAATGTCCACTTCGTCAACCACAGAACTGTACCATAGTGTACCGTCTGCAACTAGTGTTTGTGGATTGTCGTTGCTGATGTAATAACTCTGACGGACAACTGTTGCTGTGTCTGGAGTAATTGTCATTGGAATCCAGTTGCTTGCAACATATTGGTATGTTCCAGCGCCGTTGGCTGTAGAACCTTCTTCACGTACAGTGTAGACGTTGCTGTTTTTATCAAATTGTAGTAGTGTACCTACAAATGCTGTGCTATCGTTAAAATCTGCAAAACGAATTTCGCCACCGGTGCTGTGTGTTACAACAACACGATTTAATGTATCAACGCTGGCTACAATATTAGTAAATCCTGCTGTGTTGATTGCGGCTGCGATTGTTTCGCTATCTGTAGAAGCACCAGTTGTAGTAACTTCAACTGCTTTGCTGTTTAGAGTTGCACTACCTACAATGCTTTCTCCAACTTGCATAGTGTATGTACCAGCAGTAATTCCTGTGCTTGTAATTTCTTTACTACGAATTACAGTTTCGCCTGTACGGAAACGACGCATTACACGGAATTCTGCTTGTGCTTTTGCAAATTGATTGAAGTTGTATTCAACGAACGCACTGTTTAATGGAACATTAATACCGCCGCCAGTTTTGTCTAACTCTGCTAGTGCGCTGTGTGCATTTGCATAGATAGGTGCTTCAACGTTTTCCCATAATTGGGTATTGCCGTTATACTTCTTAACTCTCCAACGAGCACCTGCATTTGGTTCAGTTGTTTTAATCCATACAGAACCTGTAGGACGTGGCTCAGTGTCACGTGCTTTGTATGATGGTACTTGTGTGTGCTTAGAAATTGTTAGTTTTGGTGTATAGTAAGTTTTAGCAGGATCAATGCCTAGTCCTAGAGGATCGCCTTGTACAAGGGAACCGCCTAGTTTGATGCTGTCGCCGGCATAAAAAATTTCTAAAACACCGTTTGTGTAAGTAGCAGTAACACCTTCGATATCATTAGTGATTGCGGCTGCAACATCGCTTAGGTCTGTTGCTGTGCTCATGCTAGTTACTGGTAAAGAACTTACTGAACCGTCTAAGAATACGTTTAGTGCATAATCATCTGCTGTCCAACTTGCAGAACTGCTTGTTGGGCTTGCTGTAATTGTTGGGTGACTTGCGGCCCATTCTGGTGTGCCTAGTTTAACCCAAACGCCATTTCTGTTTTTGTAATAAGCGTAGACTTCGTGGGTAGTTGTTTGATCTACATTAGTAGACAAATCTCCAATTTCAGCCTCGTCTAACGGTTCTGTGCCAACAGCAATGGCATATTCGCCAATACGTCCAACGCTTGGCTTTGGACCGTCTACTGTTAGTTGACTTGCTTCTAATACAATTAGAGGAGTCTTTGCTTGGAAACTTTGACCGTTACGTGTGCTTGCGGCACCACCGTTCCATTCAAAAATACCCCAAGCAGTTGTGCTTGTATCTAACCAGAATGTGCCATCTGCTGGCTCACCGCCTGGTGCTTCTGCTTGTGGCTCTAGCGAATTTAAGTCTAAATCTGCACGAGCGATTAAAACAGAATTTGCCACGCCTAGGAAACTGTATGCGGCTTGTAGGCCGTATTCATTCAATTCTCCTGCATGGATTGGATTGTTGTTATTGTCTACGCGGAACACTGGGTCACCGAACAAGTCTGCTAGTTCGCGTTGACTTGTTACTGTATAAACTTTTCCAGCATTGGCAGCAAGTGTGCCCTGGGCTGTGCCAGTACCTGCGGCGTTTCTCTTGTTGGCTGCTGAAGCAACGATAACTAGCGGTCTAGTACCTGGTTCAGCAGGTGTGTAAAAACTTTCGTCGATTACAGAAACCTGTACGCCTGGTGAAGTTAAAGCCATTTTATTGGTCTCCTTTATTACTCATAATATTTAGCGATAGACCAGGAAAAAAAGCCCGTTATAACACCAAGAAAAGGGCAGAAAAAGGGCGGTTGCTAAATATTGTATGCGCCCTTTATGTAAAACCTGTGATAGCAAGCCCTGTGCTATCAACTATTACAAAGATAAGAAACCTTATTACAGGAGCCAGTGCGACACTTGCGCACGAGGAGCACAACCTAAAAAACCTAGATGGTATCAACTAGGTTATAGACAAAAAGAGTTTTGTGAAAAGTGTGGATACAAGAGCAAGCACCCAGAGCAGTTTAATGTTTTTCACATAGACGGCAATTTAGACAACTGCCGCCCTGCAAACTTAAAAACAATATGCGCTAACTGCCAACGCACATTACACCAGGAAGGCGTTAAGTGGCGACAAGGTGATTTGACACCAGATTTTTAACTTGATCATATAGATGATCTATAGTTTTATTGTTATCTAAAATTGTGTCAAACTTAGTTCCAGCCCAACTATATTCGCTTGCGTGAATTCCGTTTAATCCTAGCCACTCACGTGCTTTGTTATCTCCTCGATTTGCCGCTTCTGCAATAGAATACCAATGTGGTGTGATTCCGCGTTGTACCCATACAATAGTGCCTCCGGCTTGTCTAATCGACTTGATTTCGTTAGGAAATCTGCAATCGCTGATAACAATATTGTCTTTGCTGTTACGGAGTTTATTCTCTAAACTAGCAATCCAGATATCGTCGTGGAATCCTCTGCGGCAAACTTCTGTACCCCATAATTGTAGCATTAACCGAGGAGTTAGATCCGGCATGTTTAAGCGTTCTGCCCACCACGGATCGACTTGTTCGCGCCATTCTCGGGCTTGTTTTGTTCGCCCTTCCAGTAATGTACGGTCCCAACCAAACACTGCGCTAACTGCGTCCTTTAGTGTATTAGCAAAACTTTCTCGCCTAAATTCGTGAAAATTAACTAGATAATCTGCAACAGTATCTTTGCCAGACCCAATAAACCCGCAAACGCCAATAATCATAAGAAACCCCTGTAATAACTGCTACAGTATATAACAGTTAGATTACAAGGGTCAAGTTTTTATTAGCCAATAATAAATGTGTAGCCGCGACCACCGGCAACTTGTGTAGCCAATTCTTGCTCTAGTCGTTCAATTTCGGCAGTTGCTTCAGATTTTAATGTAGCACCGTTTAGACTAGTTCCACCTTGTGGGCCTGCAATCTGAGCAAACTTTTCACGTGCTTGTCCTAGCATTAATTTACAGTTTGCTAGTGTATAATCCTTAACCCACTGTGCGGCATAAACATCGTTAAGAATGCCGATGTCAGGACGATAGTTGTAGCATAGTAGCAGTAGTTCTTCGTCCGAGTTTCGTGGACGTTGTAGCAATGTTAGTTTATGTGATTGGCTATGCCATTTAAATTCGATAAAACTACCGAACATACGCCCTACCATTTCCTGGTACTGGGCAAACAATTCATAGGTTGCAAGGCCACCCATGTTGCTAGAACTTAACAAATATGTGTTTGTGTAGGCCAAGTTAAACGGTTCAAAAATTGTTCCGCCTTGCCCTGAACCTGTTCTTGAACCAATGCTTCTACGGAATATCTGACGAACTTCAATAACTTCTTTAGGAAGGATGTATGTGTTCTGATCTTGTACAGTAGTTAGGAACATATAACTTTCCTCTACTGAACTGTCTCCTCGTTGTCTATACTTTCCTAGAGCACGCTCTAATGCTGTTTCGTAGTGTTTTTGATCGAGTTCAACATCGATCATACCGTCGCCTAGCATGTTACGACAGTAGTCGTAGACTGCTGTTTTTGCTTGTTGTAGTTCGTTAATTTCTGTAGTTGGCATATCTATATTTACCGGTTATGTTACCAAGTATCTCCACTCCAGGCCACACGTTTCCAAATATTTGTAGCAGAAGCAGGACCCCAGGCAAATATGGCCTGACCAGGAATAGTTAATGGACTGTCAACAAATACTACATAGAAGCCAGGAATACCACTACTGTTAACTTGATCAATAGTTGTTACTTGACCGTTGTAATAGACTTTCCAACCTACTTCTGGTAGTTGATAAGTGTTCTGAACAAGGTATCCGTTATCTACACCATTGGCATCAAGTTCGGCAGCGAGATTGTGAACAACGTTATATGTTATCCCCCCAAAAATTTGAGTACAGTAATAGATATAAGAGCCGTCAAAGGCCAAGTCACCTTGTTGGTCTCCTACTGCGCCTGTACTGCTTCCCGGTACTGCTACAACGCGGCCACCAGCCCAGGCAGTTTCTTGTACAGTAGAATCTGGGAATGTAATACTGCCAGTGCTGCCAGCAAACGTCCAAGTGCGGTTGTTGTCTGTATAATCTGTTACAATCTTAACATCGTAATTAGCACCTAGAGTAAGTCCTGCCGCATCACTTCTTGAAATGTCACCAGGTACAGTTAAATTACCATCGTCACCGAATTGCCATTGATGGGCGCCATTGTTAGTATATACGTTGACAACACCCGAGGCCTCAACATTAAAGTTAGTTAGGCCTCCAACTTCTACATTATTACCGTCTACACGGATCACGCCGTTGTTAGGTAATGTTAAATTACCGTTCGCACCAAATGTCCATGTGTTAGTGCCAACATTTATATCTACAGGTAGTGGTGCTGAAGGAGTATAGTCTGGGCTGGTAAATGTATAAGTTCCAGTATAGATTAATGCGTCAGCAGTTTGTATTGCCCAAGATGCTCCAAGGTCGTTTCGCATTTGAACAACAGTAGTCGAAAATAAACCGTCAGAGTTGGTTAGTGTCCAACCTGTTATATCTCCAAGACTGCTAATTTGTGTTTCGTCAGGAACCCAAACATAACCATTGTTCGATCCTGCGCCGTCTGGGGGTCTAATTCCAGTTACTTGTGCGCCAACAGCAGGAGAAAGTTTATTTGTAATATCTGTAGTAATAACACTACCAACTGTAATATTATTTGTAGTTGTTGGGCCGCGCCCGGTAACTGAATCTAATGTCTCATTGTCAGGTGTTGCGCCAGTGTAGGCCGTAGTCTGTGTTGAGCCATCTGGAAAATTTAATGTGCCGTTAGGTTGGAATGACCAGGTATAAGAATTATTGTTGTAATTTGTAGTGATTTCAATAGGTTCTTCTACAGAGTAATTTACTAACCTAAATATATCTCGACCAAACATTCTAATGTCGTCATAAACATCTACTCTAAAATCGCCATTTTCTAAAATTATATTGTTTGTTTCTGTTGTGAATAATTGAAACTCAATTGTTCCTACTGGTTGTACACCAAGTAAAGGTCCTGTGTTTACCTGTACTTTATAAACATCAGGTGAAGTATTTGCAGCCCAGCCGCCGTATTCAAGAGTGTCGTTTTGATTTAACACTATTCTGTTTGGGCCACCGTTGGTAAATTCCCAAAAGTTATTGATCATTGTTTGATTTGTAGTAGTAAATTCAACGTACCAGTTTCCGTTTTCTAGGTACCACCCACCATTAGTAAAGGATGTAGCATCATCGTAGTAATAAAAGTTTTCTACTAATCGTTGGTTTTGTAATCTTACGCCATTAAAATCATTCACCTTTACATGATTTTTTTCGCCACCTAAGAATAAATCGGCATTGCTGGCATCCTGTGTTCCGCCAGCACGTATATGAATATGTCCTGGAGCAGTGGGATCAATAATAAGATACTGATCATTGCTCATTAGATCAGCATCTGGAACTAATCTTATTGTATCAAATCCGAGACCGTCGCCGCTGTCTTCTCCGGCACCAATGATATTGTTGTCTTCAAAGGTAATGCTACCAGTATTGCCATTGCCGCTTCCTAAGTCGCTTTCAACACTACTTGCTCGCATTTTAGGACGGAAAGGTATCTGTGCCCATACATTAGTGTCAAATGATACAAAAGGATCTCCGGAATAATCAGTGATCCACATATCAGTGTTTTCGTTTGTTGTTGCTTCAGCAGATGTATATGCGCCAGGAGTAACAACATTAATTTCATCGATACTTTCGCCACCGTCTTCATATTCTAATGTGTAAGTTGCTCTACCGATACTTGCGCCATTGTTTAGATAATCATTATATGTTACTGCGTCAATAACAGTAACAGGTTGACCAACAAAAACAAGTGTTTGATCAACATCAGTGTCTTCAACTTCTTTTACTTGATAGTTTGTTGCTCTAGTAACACCCGGTAATAATACCTTACCGTCAGCACTGGAAGATAACGGAACACCGTTTAGACTAATTGTATCGCTTTGAATTTTAAATTCTTTATTTGCCATTTATCGCTCCGTTAATCTCTTGTTGACATTTCGACTGAATGTATTTTTATAATAGCGCCGCCTGCGGCGGCTGCTGTCGGTGTTCCTACAATTTCAACCATTTTTGTAGTTGGGTTACGCTGTACTGTAAATGTTACTAATGGATCAACGCTGGTGTGTACAACACCATAGACAATCATTTGTGGATCCCCACCTGGCCCTCCGTAAACATTAGCATATCCTCTACAAGCAATAATTGCCTCACATGCCTGACTGTGCCATCCTGTTATATCGCCGACTTCATCACCTTCGACTTGAATAACTAATTTAGCACTGGAAATGTAGTTAACTGTACTAGTCCAAACTACAGTTGGAGTAGCGGCAGTAACAGTGCTGTTTGTTGTTTTTACAAAACTTTGTCGTTGTTGTATAACACTATCCACAGGAAGCGTTAAGTTGCCATTGTTGTCCAATGTAACTTCGTATGCACCATTGAATAATTTATTTCCAGTATATGCTGTTAACTGTGTTGTAGCATCAGGAAATTGCAAGCCACCAACTGCATCAAATGTCCAATCTTTCTCAAATCCTGTTCCGTTGCCTATCCTAATTCTCAAATTATTGCCGACATCGAGACTCGATATGCCACCGGTACTTAGTGTTAATTTAGATTCTTTATTTCCGCCACTTTGATAAGTGCTTAAGGTCATTGTACTGCCTGGTGGGAGGCTTGCATCACCCGCAGTAAATGTAAAATCTCCGGTATTAGCGTTTCCGCTGCCAGTTATATCTAATGTTACAGCATTGCCTGCTGAAGTTGCATTAACACCAACGCCCGTAAATACTAGTGTAGTAATTCCATTTATTTCTGTATCATCGGGGGTGATAACAGTAATACCATTACCTCCCAATAATCCTGTAGTATCTGTTAATTCTGAAACGTCTGCTGGTATGCTAGGCTTGTTTGAAAGATTGTTGTAATTGCCATCAAAATTAGTAGAAATGCTAAGTTTATTATTCTCGTCGTCGTAGGTTAAAGCAACGCCTGAATGTGTAGCATTTATAAACATCTCTGCCGCATAATCTTGCGCTAATTCTGTTAGGGCAGATTCAGTGCCTCCTGTGAGGGCATATAATTCTTCAAAATTTTGATTCGTTTTATTGAACGCATCGCGGATAATATCCCCGTCCTTTGCGTTAGGGCTTGACCCAATGTTAATTATTCTTCTAGCCATAGCCGTGGTGTGCTCCAGTTTACTTGTATTTATCGTACGCTAAATATAATACTATGCCACGCTTATCATTATATCGCCCGCAAAAAGGCTCAGATTACAAGTTTATAGATCGCACAGTCTACGAGATGTTTCAAGTAGGCGGTGTAGACGTCTTTGTACACAAGTACATTGGCCCGCAAGACCCTACAGATCCCAACAAAGCCATGGGCGAAACCACTATACAAGACGTTCTGTTTTTAGAAAATCGCGATAGAAAATATGATGCAGATGTTTACAATTTGCGTGGTGTTTATAATGTGCAAGACACAGATTTTAACCTAAGTCAGTTTGGACTATTTTTGCAGAATGATACTGTGTTTTTAACTGTACATATCAACAATAGTGTAGACATTATCGGGCGTAAAATTATGAGCGGTGATGTTATAGAGTTGCCTAACTTAAAAGACGAGTATGCGCTCAATGACTTTAAAAGTGCTCTAAAAAGATACTATGTAGTGGATGATGTTAATCGTGCCGCAGAAGGATTTTCAGCAACTTGGTACCCGCACTTATACAGACTTAAACTAAAGCCTATTGTCGACAGTCAAGAATTTAAAGATATTTTAACCCGTCCAGAAGACGAGGAAAACTTTGCTGGAGACTTTGATACTACTAGAACTTACTATCCTGGTGAAGTTGTTAGATACAACGGAACATTGTATGTTGTAAAAGAAAGCGTTGGTCCTGAAGGTACTCAATTAGTTCCTCCAAATCCAGTTGCCTGGGAAACTTATGTTGATACTACTGTTCGTGATCTAATGAGTACTTACGAAAAGGAGATGCAACTCAATGCTGGTATTATTGCCGAAGCAGAAAACGATGCGGCAAAAAGTGGTTACGAAACAAGTCATTTTTATACACTAGCGGTAGATCCTACAACCGGAAAACCTGCTGTTAACACTGTTGATGTTAGTGAAAATATTGCATCTTCCTTAGATGTATCTGATGTTAGTCAGCCTCCTATCAGAGATGGGTATAAAGGTTATTTGTTAGAAGATGGCATTGCTCCCAACGGACCACTGTCCGGAACAACTAGTCAATTTGGATTTGGCATTCAATTTCCAAGAGGACCAGTTGTCGGAGATATGTTCTTACGCACTGACTACTTACCTAATAGAATGTTCCGCTGGGACGGCACACGCTGGGTAAAACAAGAAGACAATGTACGCATGACTCTAACAAATACAGATACAAGACAAACACAAAAAACCAGTTTCATCAACAATACAGAAAAATCAAACATTGGAAGAATTGCTGGAGATGTTATCTTAGTAGACTTGCTAGGAAATCCTGTGTTTACTGCTGGAGAACACACAGTTGATTTCCAATTATTGCCAGTAGGTGCGTATATAATTACTGATGTTGATTATATCGCTGACATGGGTGTAGAAGTTTGGCTAGATGAAGAAAGCCGTGCTACATCAATAACTGTGCAAAATCAAACAGGTAAGTTAGCATTTACTATTAACAATGAAATTCGTGACGGTACAAAATTACGTTGGACTGCCTACGATACAGTTATCGAACAACGTCAAAGTCTCAGCAAGGCTTTGCGTAAATTTAAACCTGAGGCGGACGTATAATGCAATGGTTCTATGATGGACAAATTAGACGCTATGTAGGACAAATTGTCCGCGCAATGAGCGGTTTTAAATATCAAGGTGCAGACGGCAAGCAAGTAACTGTACCAGTAACTTATGGTGATTTAACTCGACAAGTAGGCAATATTATTCGAGATAACAGCGAAAATAAAATACCTAGTGCTCCGAGAATTGCAGTTTACATTGCAGATTTGCAATTAGATAGAACACGTCTTGCTGATGCTACTCACGTTAGTAAAGTGCATATTAGAGAACGACAAAAAGTTTTAGATCAAGCAGGCAATGTAGTTGATTACGAACCAGTACAAGGTAACGGATATACTGTAGAACGTCTAATGCCTACACCTTACAAATTAACTGTTAAGGTTGATATTTGGTCAACAAACACAGATCAAAAACTACAAATCATGGAACAGATTTTAATGCTGTTCAACCCAAGTTTAGAACTACAAACTACAGACAACTATGTAGACTGGACTAGTCTTAGTGTCCTAGAATTGGGCAATATTAACTTTAGCAGCCGTCAAATTCCGCAAGGCATTGACAGCGACATTGACATTGCTACATTGACGTTAGAAACTCCTATCTATATTAGTCCTCCTAGCAAAGTTAAACGCCTTGGCGTTATCCACGATATCATCATGAATATTCATGATGAAAGTTACAGTTTAGACGTTACAGAAAAAGTCAACATTAGTGGCTTTGATGTGTTTGTCTATTACAATACTAGCACTGGTCAATATTTTGCAGAACTATTAGACGCTAAAGATATTGTACAAGCACTAAGCGACGATGCTGTTGCGGCTTGGAAAAAGATTGGCGGAGACCTAAACTGGAGAATTTTACTGGATCAGTATGCTGGAAAATTCCGTGCAGGTTCTAGTCAAATCTTCCTAAAACAACCAAACGACAACGAAATTGTCGGCACTATTGCTCTTAATCCATTAGACGAAACTAAACTAGTAATCAATTTTGACCAAGATACTTACAATACAAACACACTTATTGATGGCATTGTAACTCGCGGCAACGTTGATGCTATCATAAATCCAGAAACATACAACCCTGGAACACCTGTAGGCAATCCTAGATACTTGTTACTAAACGATATTGCTAACGGTGCAAGTGCTTGGAATAATTTTACAGCCAAGGCAAATGATATTGTTGAGTGGAATGGCACACAGTGGACTATTGTGTTAGATTCTGCAACAATAGATCAAGTTGTTTATATTACAAACCTTCGCACTGGTGTTCAATATAAATTTGAAGATGGCGAGTGGATTCGTGCATTTGAAGGCGAATATCAGAAAGGATCCTGGCGTATTGTACTCTAACTAAGTACATGCATGAAGGATCAGATTGTTTGTAGCGGCGCAATTTTTTACGCTAAGTCTTCTAAAAGAATTCTACTTCTACAAAAAGCCACTGGTAAACATACCGGTACATGGGGACTTGTAGGCGGAACTAACATAGAAGGCGAAACTGCATGGCAAGGACTTCAACGTGAAATAGTTGAAGAAATTGGACAAATGCCTGCTATTATCAAAACTATCCCTCTAGAAACCTTTGTTAGTAACGATAGTGTGTTTAACTTTCACACTTACTTGTGTGTAATTGACAGTGAGTTTGTCCCTCAACTGAGCAAAGAGCACCAAGGCTGGGCATGGTGTACTATAGACGGTGCACCAAAGCCTTTGCATCAAGGGCTTAGGTCAAGTTTTTCAAACAAGACTATAAGAACTAAGTTGCAGACAGTATTTGATATTGTTGAGTTGATATAAAAAATGCCCCTTTCGGGGCATTTTTGTTTTACATACGTCCTACCACTACTTCAATAACTCCGCTTTCGCCATCAAAGTCTTCCAACGCTTTACCAATTACTTGGCCTAGTTTTGGATCTTCTTCTGCGCGAGCGTAGCCATTGCCTGCGGCAACTAGCATGTCACCCTTACGGATCTTACCAGTTACCTTACATGGTACACGACCTTGTAGAGCAATTGCCGCTACAGTTTCACCTTGTAGACCTTCGTTCATCAAGTGTGCTGGGTTTGTAGAAACAACACCTGCTACACGGCGTGTACCGTCTGTAGCCAATGTAACTTCTGCATCACCACCAAACATAACAACAGTACCTGCCTCGTACTTGACATCACCTAAATAGTTTTCTGCCAAGTCAGCGTAACGTGCTGTTGTTGCTGTACCACGGAACAAGTTAGCATAAATGTCTGAACTTGCATCACGCAGTGCAACTGTGTTTGCAGAACTTGCTGTACTACCAGCATAGTCTGTTGCACTTACACGGATGTTAGTTGCGGCACTTGCAAGACCACTTAGACTTGCAGTGATTGTACCTGCACTAAAATTACCGCTTGCATCACGTGCAACAACTGTGCTACCAGTGTTAGCGTTAGTTGCGTTAACTGCTAGAGTACTTGCGGCACTACCATTATAAGTTGTACCAACACTCCATGTTAGGAATGAACCTGCTGTTAAACTAAACAAGTTGCTACCTAGGCTTACACCACTAATTGTGCTGTTAGCCAACTTAGCGTTAGCAATACTTCCTGCCAACATTGTGTTGGTTACAGATCCAGTGTCGCCTGTTGTAACGATTGTACCACTTACGTTTGGAACTGACAATGTACGTGTAACACCTGCGGTCACAGCACTAACGTCAAATGCCATCTTCTTAGTGTTATCAACGTCGTCTTGGAACAATGTTGAACTGTCAGTAAATGTCTTGTTAGTTAGAGTCTGTGTACCAGTTGTTGTTACAACACCGCTAGTGATACTGATTGTACGACCAGCACTACCGTTAAATGTTGTACCACTATCAAACTGTAGACCTGTACCAACTGTTAGGTTGTTTGCAAGGTTAGCAGTTACAGTTACAGTATCGCCTAGACTTACTACAGTACCGTTTAGAGTAATACTGCTGTTGGCTAGTTTGTTGTTTGGAATACTTCCAGCCAACATGTTGTTAGAAACTGTACCAGTATCGTTAGTACCAATTAGTGTACCACTTGTTGGTAGTGTAACGTTTGTAGTATTACTTACTGTAATGGTTGTGTTAAAAGCACCAGCAGTTGTTAGGTTACCACCTAGTGTAATTGTCTTACCTGTGTTAGCAACACCTGTACCACCAAACTGTCCAGAAATAACGTTAGCATTCCATGTACCGCTTGTTAGTGTACCAACACTAGTCAAACTAGAACTTAGAACACCTGTTCCTAGGCCTGTTGCTGTTAGAACGTTGGTGTTATTAATCTTATATGTCTTACCTGTTGGTATATTAACGTGTTCGCTTAGTGTCCAGTTGGTGTTTGTTACATCCCACAAGATTGTCTTGTCGGTTGTACCTTTTAGAATAATACCACCACCGTCTGCTACAGCGTTTGTAGGTGTTGCACGTTGAGCCAATTGAATTGCATTATCTGCAACAGTTACACTTGTTGCGCTCAATGTAGCATTTGTACCGCTAACAGTTAAGTCACCGTTAACTGTTAGGTTGTTTCTAACAGTTGTTGTACCTAACGCATTAGCACCGATTGTAACGGCTGTACCAGCACCTGCAAAGTTTACAGTTGTAGCATTTGCATTTACTAGGTTAAATGTTGTAGCAGTTGTAGTAATGTCACCACCGTTGACAGCAATGTCGCCACTGCTGGTCATATCTGTAGTAACGTTAATACCACCTGCCGCTGCCGCGCCTAGTGTTAGGCTACCAGCACTGTTCAATGTAATGCTACTGTTTGTACCAGTTGGGCTAAAGTTAATAGTCTGCTGGTTTTGTGTAGCACTTAGGTTACCAACTAGAGTTGTTTGAATACCTAGTGTACCAAGTGTTGTTACACCTGCTGGCTGAATACTTACAGTACCAGTTCCGCCTGGGCTTAGTGTAATAACAGCGTCGTCACCAGTAATACTTAGAGAACTGTTAAAGTTAATAGCACCACTAACAGTTAAGTTGCCGCCAACAAACAAGTTACGTGTGATACCTGCACCACCTTGAACTTGTAGTGAACCGCTTGTTGTGTTTGTACTGTTAACATCACTGTTAAACACACCGTTACCAGCAGTTACACCGCCTTGTAAGTTCAAGTTAGCAGTCCAACTTGGGACAACACCGTTAGAACTTAGAACGGTACTGATACCACCAATTGGTAACTGTGTTAGAGAGCCGCCAGCGCCAGCATACAACATATCACCTTCTAGGTATGTTGTTAGACCTGTACCACCTTTTAGAACTGGTACAGCCTTGCTGAAGTTGTCTGGGTTAGTGTAGTATGTACCAGGTTGACCGCCTAGGAAACCTGCGTCAACCACACCTGGTTTAATACTTACGTTACCAGTGTCAGATGGAATGTTAGTTGGCTTACCGACTGCAAACTGTGTCTTGTCAAATGCCGCAACACCGTAGTTTGTAAAGTTAGGTGTACCACCATCGCCGTCTACTTTATCGACGTCTAATACAGGAATGTTGTAGTAAATTGTATTACCACCGTCGCTGTAACTATCGCCGCTTAGACTAATAGCACTGTTAGCAATCTTACGGATACCTTGTACTGCTAGAGCCCAAGTACTGTCACCACGTAGGAATGTTTGTGTGTTAGCAGTGCCTGCACTGGCTAGTCGACTTGTAGCAAGAACACCTGAAACAATGTTACTTGCATCAAGACTGCTTACGCTTACAGTACCCCAGTTGGCTGCTGTTCTGCTACTGTCGTTAATTGCCGCACTGAACGCAACGTTTTGTACAGTAAATGTAGCACTGCCAGAACCAACATCAGTTACAGTAACTTTAGAAAGAGTTGCACCTCCAACACTTGCTAGAGCATTTGCTCTACTTGCGTGTAGAGTAAATGTGTTTGTACTTACGCTACCAACGAAGTAGTAGGAGTTTGCTGTTAGGCCTGCTGGTAAATCAGCACCTTCAATGTAAACTGGATCGCCTGCTGTAAAGCCGTGTGCGGCTTTGTAGAAGAAACTTAAACTTGTAGTACCAATACTTACAGTGTTACGTGTTAGAGTATGTGTACCAGTTGAAGTTGATGTTAATAACACTTGGTCTGATGGACCAAGTGCATAGTTGTTGTACAATTCGACAGTGTTAGAGTCGATAACTTTAACAAAGTAACCTCTGTTATTTGTCAAACCACCAACACTTACGTTTGCTTGGTTGCTGTAAATTAATACATCACTGTTTGTTAAGCCGTGACCTGTTAGGGTAATGCGACTTGTAGTAGTATTAACGTTTGCGTTAGCATCGAAACTAAATGTTGAGAATGCGGCAAGGTTAGCAATAGATACTACAGGAGCATTGTTGTCTTCAAAAAAGTCGTTTGCAGCCGCTGTAGCATTAAACTTAGTCTTGCTACCAATTAAATCAACATACAAGCGTGTGTCGGCACGGCTAGCAGTAATTTGGAATCCGCTACCTGAGCCTCCAATATTACTTGCACTTGCACTTAATACATTGCCTGCGGCATAACCGCTACCACCGGAAATAATTGTAACGTCAGTTACAGCACCGTTAGTAACAGTAATATCGGCTGTAGCACCTGTACCACTTCCGCTAACGTTTGTTAGAGGAACATCAGTGTATGTTACGCTACCACTTCCTGGTGTGTATAAACTACCACCAATTAATGTACCTAAGTTCAATTGATACAGAACACCTTCGCGATATTCTGTAATTTCACCTTGTGCAAGACCTTGAGCACTGGTAATTGTATTACCAACTGTAAAGTCATAACCTGGACCATCTAGGATCAAGAACTGACTGCTTGTGTCGTTGCTTAAGAAATAGTTGTCAACAATTTCTGTAACTGCTGTTAATCCACTTGGATATACGCCGGTTACTTCAACGCTATTCTTACGAATTGTTTGAGCGGCATTGTCTTCTGTAAATGTGCCAGTTACGCCGTATAGTGTTACACTTGTTGCACCACTTACTGCTTCTTTAACATAACCACTACCAGTTGTACCAGTTTGTGTAATCAAGTCTCCCTTAGCGGCAGTTAGTGTACCACCTGTTAAGGTTAGAGTTTGTTGCTGATATGTTTCACTAGCGTTGTCGCCGTTTAAAACTTCAACAGTAGGAATCTGCTCGCTTAGTAGTAATCTTCCACCAAACTCATTTGTAGCATAAGTTGTTACACCACGTAGTGGAGGAATCAAGTCAGCGTTAATCTGTCCTGAACTGTTCAACTGAACTAGAGCACCAGCAACAGCGTTAGTAGAAACGTTCTTATCGAGTACGTTACCTAGTCTGTTGTTAATAAAACTACGGATAGCCTTTTGTGTAGCAAGACGTGTATCGCTTGCGCCGCCAATTTCGTTATCACCTAGACCGGTGTCGTTACTGATAGCACTAATTTCAATACTTGATAGACTTAGACGTAGAACGTTCAACTGTCCAACAGTAACTTCTGTACGGAATGTAATCTTACCAGTGTTGTTCTCAGCCTTAATAAAGTCACCAACTAAGAAGTCACCGAGTTCGTTAGTACCTGAAGTATAAACACGACCTGGCAATTCTGTGTACTGCTGATAAGCAATAATTGTCTGACCGCCGTTTTCTGGTAGAGCGTTATAGTCTGTACCAGAACCTGCGTATTCCCAAGTATGTGAAGAACTGTTCAAAATACTTGGACGGTGGAAGTTACACTTAAATCCGATTGTACCACTTGGGTTCTGAATCTGACTTGCTGTACGTGTTGAGTTAGTCTTAAATGTTGCTGTGTACAGATCAGTTCTGTCTTCAGCAGACACAATTGGAATAGCAGTGTATGGGCTTGGTGCTGTCTGATCGCTTGCGATTGTAGACAATGCTGTGAACTTAACACGTTGCTGTTCTTCGCCAATTGTTGTTAATTCGTTAGAAATAACAAGTTCTCTAGTTGTGTTATTCCAACTTAGAACATAGGCGTTGTTTGTAAATGCGCCTGTTGTACCAGTAATAGCACTACCAATAGCAAACACATAGTTTGGCCCTGGTGGTAGTGTCAATGTTTGATAAACGTTGTGGCTTGTTTCAATTGTTTCGACAAAGAATTCTTCAACGTTTTTAGCAATACGTTGTGTACCAACTCCGCCTGTTTGAATATCTGCAATATAAGCAAGACCGTTATCGTTAAACAACTGAATTGTATTGGCACTAACAACCTTAACAAAATAGATACCGTTGTCAATTAGACCAAGAATTGGAGCATTGCCGCTTACGTTAATGTCTGCATAGTAATAAACACTATCACCGTTTAATAATCCATGATCTGGAATTGTAATAATGTTTGTTAGTGGGTTCAATGCTCCACCTACAGCAAATTCTATAGGTAATGCACCTGCTACAATAGCACCATTACTAGAAATATCAATTTCGTTAGCACCAGCGCGAACTGCGGTTACTGTTGTTACACTACCTAATGTGCCATCGCCGCCTGTCTTAGTTAGATACTTGCCAGTTACAATGCCTGTAGTGTTAACACCAGTTAGTGTTGCTGTGTAAGGACCACTGCCTGCAATGTTAGTAATAGTTCCAGTGCGGCCGCTAACTGCGTTAAAGGCTGCAGAGTCAAAAGATAATTCAGTACTTGCAACTTTGAAGTTACTTGTTACGTCTGCATCAGTTGAAGCATTTCTAAATTTTAGAACATACTGTGGAACTGGAACACGTTCTGTACCTAGTGTTGTCAGTGTAATACGTCCACCACTTGTACCAGTGCTTGCTACATAGCCCTTGTCAAACGAGAATGCTCTTGGACTGAAACCACTTGAACGTAGCGCATACAGACCAAAGTTTGTAGCAGAGTTAGTAATAGATAGGTAACCACCTGACTGACAGTAAGAACCGTTCAAACAGAAGATCTGGAAACATGAAACGATCTGAGCGTAACCATCGTTACTTACAAGCCAACCAGTACCACCGAAAGAAACCATAGTAAATGCGTTAGCAACCATAGACTTACCTTGTGGAGGTGTTTCACCTTCTACTGGATTTTCTTGTTCGATTTCAAATCCTGGAGGGCTAATGTTAGGATCGCGAATCTTATTACCGTCAACCCAAATACCGTTACCACCTAAGAACGAAATAATAGAACAGTTCTGAATATACGGTGATAAACTAATTTGAGGTTTAGTTCTACGTAGACCAAAGTAACCAGAACGGTCAACACTGTCGTCGCTTGGATCGTCAAAGGCCACGCACCAGTTAAATGTGTAGTTAGGAACTAGGTTTTCATCAAGACCGTCACGGAATGTGAAACCAGTCATGTAAGCACCGTTACGAATACGGAACATGTCCTTACCAGCGTTTAGCGGACGAATAACCACAGAACGTAGACTGTCACCTACAACAGAAACTCTGTCTGGAATAATAATTGGGTTATCAATATAGAAGTCACCTGCGGCAACTTGAATTGTAATAGGAACTTCTTGGAAAGAGTTTGCTACTACGGTTGGTGCAGGATTTCCTTCAAAAATACTGATAATAGTATTGAATAGTGTTTCAATATCATTAACAGCGGCTGCACCACTGATACTTGGGTACTTAACTTGTGTTGGTTCTCCTCCTAGTGGTGTGAAGAACGGACTAATTGTTTGGTTCTGTACAATTTGTTTACAGATTTTCTTAGCATACTTGTTGGCTTCTGCTGTTTCGAAACGTTGATCGCTTACAACCAGAGCGGCACTTGTGTTGCCTGCTTCGTAGTAAGCAAGACCTGCTTCAACACTTCGTTCGTTACCACCAAGGATAAAGTCAAGAATAACAGCATCAACAATCAATCCGGTATCACGTGAGCAGATTGCACTGTTATATGTAAATCCAGTAAATGTATCTGCAATGTATGTAACAACGTTGTCAATAATTGCGGCTCTATTTGTAGTACGGAAAGCATTGTAGTTTGCTGTAATAGCACCAACAACCCAACTTGTGTCTGGATCTACTACTGCTGGCAATGTCCCGATGCCATTAACAATAACACCAGAAATAATTCCTAGCAAATCTGTTAATGTGCCGGCTTCAACTGTAGTTGCGTTACTACCGCTTGTTACTTGTGTAACAATGTTTTGGTATGTGTCAGTAACGGTAACACCTCTAACAACTTTATCAACTAGGTATGATAGTCGGTTGATTGCTAGAGAAGTAACACTTTCTTGATTAGGAACTTGTGTATCGTAAGTACTTCCGTCTAGTGTTACCCAATATGCATCTGCGGCTGCAACTGTAGCACTGTTACCGCCGTATAGTACGTCATAGGTAATTGCGTCAACAATGTAACCAACGTCTCGACTGCATCGTACTTCGTCATAGACAAAGTCTTGGAATGTTGTTTGTACGTAATTAATTGTTCCGTCAATAATTGTTTGACGGTCAGCAACTAATTCTAAGCGAGCATTTTGTATGCCACTGTCAGCCCATGTTAAATCTGGATTAACTGCTGTTGGTAATACACTTACTCCGTTTTCTACAACGTTAGTAATGATACCAATTAAACTTGTTGCGGCTGCTACTTCTGTAGAACTTGCCGCACCATATGTTGCAGTATCTTGGCTAGCACCGCTGTATGCTTCTAGAACAGAAATATTAACAATATTCGCTTCGTCGGCATAGTTTGCACCAAGTGCTTGGCCAATTGTTTTATCTGTAGTTAGTGTAATAGTACCGCTATTAACTACAGTATCTGATACTTCAATTTCGATACCGTTGATATAGATAAAGTATGGTTCTGTCCCGTCTAAACTAGTAAACTTGTTTACAAAATCAGTACCTGCATCGTTGTTTGTTTTTTCAAGAACTAATACATTTTCTGTCCAACTTGTGACAGTAAATGCATTGCTAGATCCAGATCCTTTAGTGTAAACTACACGATTTAGACTTGGTGTTACTGTTGTTCCTAGTAATACATTATCAACAATAGTTGACAAGTATTCAAATGCTTTCTTAGTTTGGAAGATTTGATTAGGAACTTGAGTTACTGCTCCGACCCAGTATGCATTTGCGGCTGTACGAGTTGCTGTATTACCACCATACAATACATCATATGTTAACGCATCAACAATATATCTTGTATCTCTAGCACACTTAACACTATCGTAAGTAAATGCGTTAAAGGTAGTTGTTAGGTAACTGCTAGTATTAGTGATAATTGTTGACTTAGCAGTTGCTAGGGCGTTCGTTGCACTAACAATGTTAGCGTTTACCCAACCTAAACTTGGATATGTTGGTGTTGGTAAACCTTCAATGCTTTCTGCAGAAATTACGTCAATGACTAAACTTAGGTCGGTAGCAATACCGTTTGCTTCAACACTAGTTCCGTTACCGCCAGGTCCTGTTCCTAGTTGTGTTTCTACGTTGCCTGTAGATTTAGTAATCTCAATACCTTGAATAATTCTTCCAAGGATGTTTGACAAATGCTTGTAAGCATAGATTGTAACTTCTTTTTGTCCGGCAGCAAGTTGACTTAGTGTACCGACATAGTATGCTTTAGCGGCTGCAACGCTGGCACTGTTACCGCCATATAATGTGTCGTATGTTAGAGCATCAACAATGTACCCAACGTCACGAGCACACTTTCCGCTGTCATAGGTAAATCCAACAAAGTTTGTTGAAATGTAACTGCTGACTGAAGTCTTGATAGTAGAAATTGCACTTGTTACAGCAGTGTAATCATTTTGAATTGCTACACTAGTCCAAGAAACACTTGGGTATGTAATGCTTGGTAATCCGCTTACGTTTCCTGCGTTGATTACGCCAATAATTACATCAACTAAACCTTGTAGTGTTGTTGCTTCTGAACTTGTTGCATTTCCAGATGCGGTATTTTGATTTAGAGTATTGCTTGAAGATTTTGTAACTAGTTGACCTTGAACAATTTGTCCAACAACAGTTTTTAATCTTTCATAGGCTGCAACAGTTTCTTCTGATTGTCCAGCACCTAGTTGACCTGTAGCACCTACAAAGTAAGCATCTGCGGCACGAACAGTTGCCCAGTTACCACCGTATAGAATATCATGACACAGTGCATCAACAATGAATCCAACATCACGAGCACACTTGGCAGCATCGTATGTGTATCCTGTTGTAAACGGTGCAATGTTTCCTGCAACTTGTGCGGCAATCCAAGCAGTAATTTCTGCTTTGATAAATGCACGGTTGGCGACAAGTTGATCTTTTGCGTCAACTAGATCTTGACTTGCACCTGTTGGTGTTGGGAATACTAGTGCGTTGGCTGCGTCTTCTGTAGATGTGCTTCCGTTACGAATAATATCAATAACTTCTGTTATAGCACTTTGATAGCGTGTTTCAAAAGTTGCGTCGCTAGATTCTGCTAGTGCAAGAGTAGCAGATTTTTCAATAGCCGCAATAGTTTGTAAATTTTGATTGCTAATTACGTAGTTAGAGTTTGCACGTTGATATGCAAGACCTGCTGTTACTGCGTTATAATTTGTTCCTAGTGCGGCATCAACTGCGGCTGCACGAGTGATATATTCAATATCTCGTTCGCATTTTGTTTGAACGGCTGTGTCGTAAACATAACCGATTAAGTTACTGTCAATGTAGGCAGTAATTTCTGCTTTAACAAATGCACGGTTAGCAATAAGTTGATTTTTTGTGTTAATAACATCTTGTGTTGCATTACTTGGGTTAGTAAAAGTTAATGCGTCTGCACTTGTATCTGTAGATACAACACCATTTGTAATAATGTCAATAACTTCTGCAAAGGCAGCATTAACACGAGTTACTGTAGTACCGTTTGCGGCAACAGTGTTAGCAGCCAATCCTTTTGCGTGTTCAATACCAGCAATAGTTTGAATATTTTGACCGCTAAGAACATAGGCGCTGTTTGCACGTTGATATGCAAGGCCTGCTGTTACAGCATTATAGTTTGTACCTAGTGCGGCATCGTAACGTGCGGCATCTAGGATAATTCCTAAGTCACGTTCGCAGGTATCTTTTACAATACCGTCGTAGACATAACCAGTAAATTGCTTGTTAATATATGATGTAACTGCATCTGCTAAGAAATTACGGTTGGCTTGCAACTGATCTCTTGCATCAATTTCATCTTGTGTAGCGTTGCTTGGGGCATTAAACACGATTGCATCAGTAGAATCGTCACCTTCGGCATTAGCAATAATATCAAGAATTTCGTCAAATGCTAGTGTTACACGTTGAACAGCAGTAGCATCGCCAGCAACGCTTAGAAGTGCTTGACTCTTAGCATATTGGAATGCGGCAACTGTTTGTAATTTTTGATTGTTACCTAGGTAATCAGCGTTAGCACGTAGGTATGCACGACCAGCAACTACGGCATTGTAGTTTGTATCTAATACTGCGTCAAAACCTGCGGCGTCTAATAGTAGACCTGTGTCACGAGCACATTTTGCAGAATCGTAAGTAAAGTCTGAATAGTTTGTATTAATCCAAGCAATGACTTCTTCTTTTAAGAAGTTCTTGTTTGCTTGTAGTTTGTCTTTGGCAGCAACTTGTTCTGCACTAGCACTACCAGGTGTTGCATATACAATAGCATCTGTACTATCGTCACCTACATCGTTTTCTAAGATATCAACGATTTCTGCAAATGCAGTGTTGTAACGACTTAGGGCTGTTGCGTTTGTAATTAAAGGAAGACCTTCTTCTTGTGCTTTTAAAATTGCACTCTTAGTTTGAAGAATCTGATCTTGAATAACTGTATAAGCATTAGCACGACGGTAAGCAAGACCTGTAGTAACCGCTTTATAGTTTGTACCTAGTGCAAAGTCTAGTGCAACACTATCAATGATAATACCAAGGTCACGACGGCATTTTTGTTCGTCGTATTGGAAGTTAACAAAGTTAGCATCAATCCATTTAATAACTTGACTTTGAATAAATGAACGGTTGGCTTCTAGTAAACGCTTGGCGTTATACTTACCTTCGCCTGGATCAGTTAAAGGACGTAGACCTAAACTAGCGGCAATCTGTGCGGCACGCTTTAGGCTTCGAACAGGAGCATTAATACCGTCGTTGTTGTCATCACCTTTTCTGTCTGAAACATAAACACGGTTTCCGCCGAAACTATCTGGACTACCCCACTCTAGGTTGCCTTGTCCATCTAGTGATAGAACGCTACGATCAATTGGCTGGAATGGTGGGAGTTTTACTTCGTAACTAAAGTCAACGTTATCCGGACCTTTAATTGTTACAGTATTTTGATTTGCGGCATCATTAAAAATTAAACCTTTTTGGTTTTTAATTCTTACATCGTTAACAAATTCTGTTCCGGCTGAAGTTACTTCAAATTCTGTCTGGTTATCTACCTTAGCAATAATTTTACTAGGTGTTACACCACCGTCGTCGTTTGTTGTGATGCTAGTATCACGTTCAAATGTTGTTTTAGTAATATCAAGAACAGTATTATCTTCTTTCTTTAAGAAGACTTTACCATCCGCAGTGTTCATTGCTAGTTCGCCTTGTACTAAAGACGATGCACTTGGTGTTACACCTGCGTTGTTATTACGTTTAAAAAGGATTCTTGATGCCATATTATTCCTCGTTTTTCCTTATCCGTTCTTATTTACCGTTTCTAAAATTCACGTTCTTTAAAATGTTCCACAATCGATAACGTCTGTCCAAACTGGTACTCCGTTTGCATCTGTTGTCAACATTGCATAACTTGTTTGTTGGTTTGTACCAGAGTATGGATTCTGATAGTCACTGCCTGCTGTACTTTGTAATGGATCTGTACTATTACCATATACAACACCGCGAGCGTTAAACTGACCTACACCAGTACCACCGCTTGGAACAGCAAGTTCATTGTCAAACAATACTGTACCACGTAGTGTTAGTGCGTTAGCACTCAAGTTACCTTCAATGTTAACGTTTTCGCTAACAGCCAAACCACCTGTAACTACAACAGAACCTGTTGTAGAATCTACAGAACTTACACCAGCAGTAAATCTAGAAACACCGTTTGCTTCAAGTGTAGTAAATCGTCCTGTGCCTCTTGTAACTGTACCAATGTTTACATTATTGATAGAACCAGTTGTACTAGGATTTAATATAAATCCGCCTTGTGGTTCAATAATAACACGGCCTGAACCTTGTGGGCTAATAACAAAGTCGTTGTTCTCACCTGTAGTGTTAAGAGATGTTAGTGTTAGGTTACCGTTAACTGTTAGATTTGATTCTAACAATGTATCACCAGTTACTGTTAAGCCAGTGTTAACTGTTGTTAAACCACCAACTTGACCCATGCTAATTGCTGTTGCGGCATTACCAAAGTAAATTGTTTCTGCTGTTGTATTAGCAAGGAAGAAAGTAGTATCAGTAACGTCAAGCGTAGAAACACTACTATCACTAGATCCAACAGTAATTTGACCTGCAACATTTAAGTTGTTTCTAATATTTGTAGAACCACTTAATGCACCCATGTTAATTGTAGTAGCATCGCCACCAAAATTAATTGTCTGTGCAACTGTGTTTAACAAATCAAAACTTGTACTTTGTGTGTCAACACTTTGACCAACGTTAGTACCACCTTGGAAATTAAACTGTGTACCGTCATAACTGATTGTACCACCAGCCAAGTCGATTGTACCACCACTTAGATACAAATCACGGAAACGATTTGTTGAACTACCTAAGTCGTAGGCAACGTTTGTATCTGGAAGAATGTGATTACTTACTGTTGTAATTCCAGTAATATTCAAGTTACCAGCAATGTTTGTTTCACTTCCTGGAGCGGCAACATTAACTGTATTAGCACCGCCAGCAAAGTTTACAGTAGTTGCATTAGTGTTAATTAAGTTAAATGTTGATTGGTTGGTGTTTAAATCGCCGCCACGAATTTCTGCATCACCGTCAACTTGTAAGTTATTTTTAACAATAGTGTTACCACTTGCAGAACCAACGTTAACTGTTGTTGCGGTACCTGCAAAGTTTACAGTACTTGCAGTAGTGTTGATTAAGTTGAATGTTGATTGGTTAGTTGTTAAGTCTCCGCCTTTTAATTGCAGATCTTGTTCAAATGTTGCTTGACCGTCAACTGCTAGGTCGTTGTTAATACTTGTTGTACCTGTAGTAGAACCGATTTCAACAACTGTGGCTGCGCCACCCATGTATAAGTTTTCAGCGGTTGTATTAGCAAGATAGAAAGTTGTGTCTGCTGACTCAATTGTTGATGTCGATCCTGCGGCACTACCAACAGTAATCTTACCATCGACGTTTAAATCATTCTTAATGTTTGTTGCGCCGTTTGTAGAACCAATGTTAACTTGTGTACCTGCACCTGCTAGGTTCAATGTTGTAACTGTAGAATTTAAAAGATTAAATGTAGTTTGACTTGATGTAATATCTCCGCCGTCAACATTTAAATCTCCATCAACATCTAAATCGTTTCTAATGTTTGTAGTACCACTACCAGCACCAATTACCAATGTTGTTGCGGCATCAGCAAAATTAATTGTTGTAGGAGTTTGTAACAGATTAAAACTTGTTTGATCTGTAATAATATCTCCGCCTTTAACAACAATGTCGCCGTCAAAGTTTACAGTTGCACCTGCAAAGTTTACAGTACCTGTTGCGTCACCAACGTTAATAGTTGTTGCGGCACCTGCAAAGTTAACTGTAGTTGCTGTGTCGTTGACTATGTTAAATGTTGTGTTAGTTGTATCTAAAGTATCACCGTCAACTATTAGATTCAAATTAACATTTAAATCGTTGTTAACTGTAGTAGTACCTAGCGTAGAACCGATGCTAACAACGTTAGCACTTGATGCTAGGTTAACTTGAGTTGCACCACTAGGTAAAATATCAAATACTGATTGGTTTGTAGTTAAGGAACCGCCATTAACTGCCAAGTCTCCATCGACTTGAGTAATAGCATTTCTTAACTGAATAGTACCAGTTGTGGCTCCTATTACTACACTTGTGGCTGCTTGTCCAACGTTTAGTGTTGTAGCAGTATCGTTAATTAAATTAAATGTAGTTTGATCTGTTAGTAGATCTCCACCTTTAACTAGAATATCAAATTCAAATGTTGCACTACCGTTAACTTGTAAATCGTTAGCAGTTACGTCACCTGTAATGCCGTCAATAATTTTGCTAGAGAAATCTCCAAACACACTACCTTTAAGGTCGGCAGTAATACCAGTTGGAACTATCAATCTATTGTTGATTGTAGTTTCACCTAATGCACTACCAATGCTTAGTGTATCGGCTGCACCAGCAAAGTTAATAATAGTTGCTGTATCGTTAACTAGATTTAACGAAATAGCATTTGTTGCGATATTTGCAGTAACACCTGAATATACGCCGTTTAAAACAACATCACCGTTTACTTGGAAATTATTTCTAACTGTTGTAGTACCGTTTGCTAGACCTAGACCGTCAACAGCACCCATGGTAATTGTTGTTGCGTCTTTGGCAAAATCAACAGTCTCAACATATCTTTCTAACAAACTAAATGTAGTTGCAGGTCCTGGAATGATCGGAGCAACACCAGTATATGTGACTGTAGCAATATTACCACCAACTGTTGGACCAGTTAAAGGGAACGGATCCACAATAAATGTATCAATAGTTAGTACTAAGTCGTTTACACCGTCAACACCACCATATTGGCTACCAAGAATTGTAAATGTATCTCCAAAATTATAGAAATTACCTGATGTACTTGGAGTAATGCTTACAATATTACCGGTATCATTCTCATATTCAATTCTCCAAGTGGCTCCTGTACCTGTTGCTGTTGTTGTAGAGGTTGCAAAAATTCCTGAAAATACAAGTGTATTTGGTTTTAATGAAACAGAATTTCCTTTAATTCTAGCAACGCCGTTAATATCGATATTGTTGTTTACGACTGTAGTTCCAGTGCCAACAGAATCACCGATTGTAACTGTTGTGGCTGCATTACCAATGTTTAATGTTGTAACAACATCTGGATATAAGTTTTGTACTGGATTATCAGAAATTACATCACCGTTGGTAACTAGGCTATTAGTTACCAACAATTCGTCGTTGATTGTTACAGTGCTCAGTACACTACCAATTGTAACACCACTGTTAGGAAATAAAGCAGTTTCTGTAACTTTATCGATACCTGCAACTTTAAATGCAAAGCCTGAAACTACATCAATGTTTTGGTTTGCAGTAAAAGAGTTAGTTGCATCTACCCAATTGAATGTCTTATCAGTAGTACCTTTAATTGTAATACCAGCACCGTCGGCAGTTAAATCTGATGGGCTTGCTGTACTTGCTAGTTCAATATTTTTATCATCAACAGTTAATGTTGTAGAATTAATTGTAGTTGTGGTACCATCAACTTGTAGGTCACCTTTGATAATAACTGTACCTGTGTTATCGCCTACGCCAGCAGGATCAATTACAAAACTTGCTGGGCCTCTTAGTTCACCAACTAAAGTTACGTTACCTGTTAGAGTTGTTGTACCGTTAACGTTTAAGTTTTCGTTAATGCCAACGCCGCCTGCAACAGTTAATGCACCAGTTGTTGAACTTGTACTTGTTGTTGTAAGAGGAATAGAAAGTCTTGTTCTGTTTAATCCTGCGGCTTTGATACTGCCAGTGCCTGCGGCATCTTCTACGTAAAAATCTAATTCTCCGTTACTTGCGGCTGGACTAGTTTCTGGAATGATGTATGTTAAACCGTCAACAGATTTAACACCGCCAAGTCCCTGCCAGTTGCTATTTGCAAAACCTTCAAAACTTGATAGTTCGCTGTTGTAACGAATCATACCAGTTACACCAGTTGGACGTTCTGCAACAGTACCTACTGGGAGTTTTACATAACCTGTGCCTGTAACTTCAATTTGTTGAGAATATAAAGTTCTCCATGCCTTACCAGATTCACCTAAATCATAAGTGTTGGCTACGTCTGGAACTAGGTTACTTGTAAAGTCAGCAACAACTGTAACTGTATCTAATGTTTGATTACCGATGGTAATGTTACCGCCGATTGTTACATCTCCAGTGACATCTAAATCACCAATAATGTTAGTGTCGGCGTTGATGTTAACAACTTCCGATCCGCTTGGATCTAGTGTAATTTCTCCGCTGATTGAAGAAATAGCGTTACCAGAAATAACTAAATTACCTGTACTAACTTGTGTTGGGTCAACAATAGTTGTTTGGCTTCCATTGGTAAAGTTAATACCTGTTAAACTGCTAACGTCAAAGTTAGGTGCTTGGAATGTAACATTACCTGTGGCGAATTCAACGCTGAATAAGTCACCAATTCTATAGTTACCTGCTTGGTCTACACTGTTGTAGAATACACGACCACCGTTGACTTCAATAACTTCGTTGGCTTGAATAACTGCTGTGTCGTCGTTGGTTAAGTCTGCCCCTGTACCAATATAAGCAAAGTTCCATGCCATTAATTGTAGTACAACATCGTCACCGTCGGCCTTAACTGCTTGGTTACCATAAATGTTAGCACCAGAAATAGCACGTAGTTCTGCGGCAAACTCGCCACGGTCATAACGTGTGATACTTGTAGCAGTTGTTCCGCTTGTTAAGCCAGTAATGCTTCCGCCTGTACCTGGTGTAAAATCTTTGCCTTCTAGAATATCAACGCGACCATCTAGATAAACTGTGTTACCGTCTACACTGTCAACAGTTACGTTTGTAGTTGTAGATGCGTCTGTAGAAACAATGCTAATTGTTTCACCTACACTAAAGCCTGGGCCACTTACACCAGCAAATTCAATAATTGTTTTACCGTCGCCGCCTCGGCCTGCTGTTCCACTTATACCTTCAATAGCAAGATCTGCAAAGTATGTAAAGCAAGTTAGCCATTCAACACGGCCACCGTTGGTCATAATCAATGCACGGCTGTTTGGTACAATAAATGTACATTCGTTAAACAACATTGCGGCTTCTAAACTCTCGCGAGTAACATCAGCACCGTCAACTAAAGCACCGCGACCTGCATCACCGGCAAAGAAACCGTAAGGATCGACTGCGCTTGTTACACTACCTTGGTTAAGAACTGTTACACGTTCGATGTATGGACTACGTAATGTAATTTCTGCGTTTGGTGCAAAACGGAAAGCATAACCTGTGTCATCGATTTCATTGTAGAACATTCCTGCAACAGTTAAATCTGCAACGCCTGTTTCTCCGTTTAGTAAGAAACCGTCCAAATCATTTGTGCCTGCGGTTGGGGTAATCTTTGTAGCACGAATGCCACTACCGACAACCGCAACACCTTGTGGCACTGTTAGAGGAAATACTTCTTCAAAAGTACCTGGGCTAACTTTAACAGTATCACCGCTTTGTGCTACACTTAGAGCATGTTTAATTGTAGCAAATGCAGTGCTAGGATCTGTACCATCTCTAGTGTCTAGACCATTTGTAGCAACATACCAAACATTACCTTCTGGGCGAACAACAGAAACTAGATCCCAGTATGTTGGGTTAGTTGGAAGATTACCAGTAGTATCTGTTATGGAAATATAAAGTGTATCTTGATAACGAACAATAGTATTGGCAGCATAAGTAGTTGCTGGATTATAATCAACAGTATCCCACTTAATACCTTCAGTCATTAAGTCAAACTTGGCAGCATTGCTGGCAAAGTCTAAGCCCGATGTATGTGCTGTAATACAAACATAACTGTTAGCACCATACTTTACAACATCGTCCTTTGCATACGCTGTAGTAGGTGTCCAATCACCTTTCCAACTAAACTTAATTTTTCCTAGGTTAATCATTGTCATTTTTATTTCCTCAGGTATTAATATACGAATACCAAACGTCCGTTATCGTCGATAATAAATTCACCGTCGCTAATTCCTACAAAATAGTCTCTGTAAATTTCTTCTTGGTTATCATTAACAATATCAATGTTATCGTCATTGCTACGTGTATAAATTAGTTCACCGTTTTCATTAACAGTAAACCCATGAAAACAAGTAGTATGTTCTTGACGGCCTATATATTTGTTTGTCATGGTGTAATCTCCAGAACACTAACAATTACATCGCTAGATGCGGCTGTGTTAGTTACTACAGACATAGTACTGTCTTCGTTAATAACTAACTTTTGATCTCCACCGATTGCTGCCAAAGAAGTTCCAGCAGGAATCCTTGCATCTTTAACAATATAAACAGTATTCACGCCATCGTCTAGTGTAATGCTGGCTGTTATTGTCGATGTAGTATTATTAGAAATGTTAATACCAATAACAGTGGCCTTTGTTACAGGGCCAGTTGAATACACTGTTACTGGACTAGTTCCTACGTTTGATGTTAGTTGATTATTGAATACGTTTGCCATTGTTTTATCCTAGAGCAATAGCAAAAGCAATCGCGTCATCATCATGAACCATACGATTCCATGCTACTCCATTAAAGTTTTCTACACGTTGGGTATCAGTGTTTAAACGAATTGTACCTGTTCTTGCAGTTGCAGGACGTTCTGCTGTTGTACCTACAGGTATAATTAACCCACCATCTCCCAATACAACTACTTGTCCTGTGCCAGCAGTATCTAATTCTAAGTCTGCGTTACTGCGGAAAGTTCTAATTTGATTACCGACAATTTCAATTTGATCGTTAATGAAACTGCCTTCTACATTAATGTTACCAACACTAATTCCATCAACAAAAACATCATTAAAGTAGCCAGCACGCCATGTTTTTGTGCTAGAACCTAAGTCGTAAGTCCCTGTAAAATTAGGAACTACATTAGAATTAATTTCAGCACCAAACGCTACATTGTCTGTGTTAGCATCGCCGATATTGATACTACCGCCAAGGGTAATATCGCCTGTTACTTCTAAGTTGGCGCTGATTTTTGTATTAGAGTTTATTTGAATTCTGTCGTTACTTGTGGCTGCTTGCAGTACAAGGTTTCCAACAGTTGTTTGAATTTTGTTGCCATCAATATTAACGTCGTCAATTTCTGCCCATGCATCATAGTTTGCATTAGGTTTAATTAATAATTGATTGCTTCGAGATGTACCAACAACGTCTAAAGGATACGCTGGGTTTGGATTTCGAATACCAACTCGACCGGTCCAAGAAGTAGGATCTGATGGCTGATTAGTTACATCCGCGGCATGTGAATTAACATCAAGATAAATCAGGTTGCTCTCAAATCGTAAATTAACTCCATCTCGAGTTAAATTCTCTTTGAGCAACGGACCCGAAATACGACCGATTTCCGGCATTGCGCTCTCCTTAGACCCCGTGTTTCACGGTTAACCACCTTACATAGCGGGTTTACCACTGTTTAATTGTTCAGCAGACACATGTCGGCATTGAACAACTGTATTTATCGGTTTGGTGAAATATGGGTAGGTTAGCGGTCGAAACCGTGAATAACGGTCACAGGTTTTCCAAAAGGAACTGCTCCGTTAAATTTGATGTAGACACCTGAAGGATAAGGTGCACCAGCCAAGTATCCTGATGGACTACTTGTACCCGCTGGATTAGATTCTAGTACATAGTTAACGTCTGGTAGTTGAGGGACGTTCTCTACATAGACTAGTAAGTTCTGAGGTTTTGTAACATCAGGTATTGCATAACTAGGATACGCTCCTGTGGCATTGTCGTCGTCGTACTCTAAAGGACCAAAGTAAATTTCTCCAGTAACGCCGCCGTCTAAACTGTCTCCAGTCCAAGATGCGCCACCGCCTAGCGGTCCTGTTTGAACTTGAATGCTGTTTGGCTCTTTGTAAGAAAGTCTACGCCATTGTCCGGCGCTACGAACTTCGATTTCATCTGTTGTTTCGTTATATCTCATCAAGCCATTAATAAGCACAACACTTCCTGCTGGACGCTCTGTAGTTGTACCTACTGGAAGTTGAATACTGTTAGAATTATCAAAGACAATTCGCGGATCTCTATTTACTCCAGCAACGTTTGGGCCGTCAGTTGCTACACTAACTGAAAGATCTTTTACGTTTCTAGTGTTAAGTTGGCTTTGCTTGAGAAATTTCATTAACTTACTCTCATTGAACTTACTGTTACACTTAGTCTATTATTTGCACTAGTGACTGCACGAATACGGTCGCCGGTGCTCAAAATAACTTTTTCGCTGTCAAACGTAAACGTTTCGCCTGCAGGAATAGACAAATCTTTAATAATCTGTGTCTGTGCAGATACACTTAGTCCTGTAGGAACTGCATATAAATTTAATACAACATCTGATGCAGATGTATTACAAAAAATCATACAAGTTACTGCATGTTCTTGAACATCGCTAGGCGCTGTACCAGGACATAGAAAAATGTCTGCGCCTGTTGTTGGAATTTCAGTACATGTTAACGCCATAAATGTTCCTTAAAATATCATACTATAAGCGATTGCTTTTCGCTTACTAATTAATTCGTCTTGTGTATTTTCTTTATTTACAAAGAAAATACCTGAGCCACCATAGGCTTCAGTTTTAGCGTAAATTTTTACGCCATCTAAATCACTTGTTGGGTCTGTAGAAACTGTTAGTTTTAGAACATCGTTAACTACAACAGATCCTGTGCCGTCACAAGAAATTATTAAATCTTGGTTACTAGTAGTAGTAGAAATTTCATTACCTGAAATTCTAATATTTTGTACTTCAAATCCGTTAACTCGCCACTCGGCAGCAACTTGACTGTCTAATCTAAGTTGTAAAAGAGTTTCATCGTCTACACTTTGATCGTAAATCTGTAAAACACTGTCGCTACGTTTAATAAATTGAGGTGGGTTAGTTTCAAAATAACTAACAACAAAATCATCAACCCATTGTGCGTTAGGAATATCATCTCTATCAGTAACACGATCTTCGTAGTTACCTGCGCTTCCTCTAACACTTAGAGTTCCTGTGCCTAAACTAAAAACTAAATCTGCATTATTTTTTGTAACAAGACTATTAGTTCTTAATCCAACCATAAAGTCATTGTCGTTATCTACTGATATAGAAAATGCACCGTTTTTGTTTAAGCCTGTTTGACTATCATACCACAAAATTGTTTCATCAAAAACTAATCTTGCAGGAGGATAGGAAGGATTACTGCCTCGATTGATTTCAATACCAGAAATCCTTCCACTTCCGTTGTCTGGGATACCAGATGGAAAATCTAACTCATTTCCGTTAGCATCATAGCCTTTGTTAAGTATAAGAATTTGGTCTTCAATTGTTACTTGGCTAGTACTAATAGTAGTAGTTTCACCTTGTACAACTAAGTTGCCTGTAACTACCACTTGACCTGGACTGTTGCCCACATCTAATGTAATAGTTCCGCCGTTGTTAACGGAAACTTTGTAGTTACTTGCACCAACTCTTACGACTTTTGACATGCTATTGTCCTATTAGATTGCAGTTAGACGGATAATATCTGCTGTACTATCGTTTTCTAAGAACCATGTGTAACGGTTACCACTAAAGTCTGTAGCAACACGCTTCGTTAGTTTAGCAATAGCAACTGTACCTGGAACTTGATCGTTAGTAGCACCAAGAATGCGCATTTCACCTGCGGCATTTGGTTCATCAGAAACTAATACTGCTGTGGTTGTGCTAGTACTATCTTTAATATTTGGATCACCTAAGTTACCAATTTGTGTAACAACAAAAGTTTTAGCACCACGCTGTTTAACAACAACGCCGTCTGTTCTTAGTTGTGTATCGTAAAAGTCGCAACGAATACCTGCGTTTGGATTTGCATAACTGCCGCGTACATCTACGCCGTTAATATCTTTTTTAATTGGACGTCCCATTTGTTTCTCCTTATGTTGACGTTCTAGGTCTACGCTGTGGGTTACAGCATAAGTCCGCAGTATGCGGCACTTGTTTAGACTATGTATTTATGTTTTACTAAGACTTGCCAATAGTTCACGTTTTGAAAAAACTCTAATATATTCACTTGCTCTTGCATAATGTTGATTTGCTGTTTCTAGGCAACTACGACGACCAGTTTGTCTATAAAGAACTAAAACTTTACTGGCTTCTGAGATGCATTCATTTACAGAATGTTCTAACCGTTGTATGTCTTTGATAAACATACCGTGATTCTTTTTCCACTGTGCTATTACAGTACGTTGTAGTTTATACCAATCTTCGGGACACGTTATGGTAAAGTCTTGCATGAAAATATTTACCGTAAAAAAAGAGCCCCGAAGGGCTCTTTGATTGTACTTCTACAAACAGTTGATTAACTGAATGTAACGTTACTTGGAGTAACAGTACCTAGGTAGT